TGAATTAACCGTCGAAATGGATGTTTTAGAGGAAAGTGGTGCATTTGTATTACACAAATATTTGCCAGGAGTTTCTATAGGCACAACTATGCAGACCGCTATTAAACGGTCTCCGATTCATGGTGAACTTATAGAATCCCCAAACAAACCAGGACCGCTTGGACCCTTTAAATTTAGAGGTGTCACAGTGGATCCGCGTGTATTGCAACGGAAAAAATATGGAAAGCCGCGTCCAGTTATCAATCAAAAAATAGTGGATGATATTAGAGATGGTTTAAAACCTATTTATTATCAATCACACGAATACGAACCTGAATATTATAAGTATCCTTTAACTTTTGATCAAGCAATATTAGGTATAGATGGTGACCCATTCATCAACTCGTTAGATCGTAATACAGCACCTGGATTCCCTTTCTCTACAAGAAGAAATGGGAAAAAAGGAAAAACGTTGTGGTTTGGAGACAGTATGGAATACGACCTTACTGGACCACACGCGATGGCATTACGACAAGAAGTTGAAGATTTGGAATTATCTGTACTTAATGGAGTTAGACCTGAAGTTGTTTGGACTGATACTTTGAAAGACCAGAAGATACCTGTGGCTAAAGCAAACGCTGGTAAAACACGTTTATTTTCGGCAGCGCCTATGCATTATGCAATAGCTCTGCGGAAAGTATGTGCCCCTTTTGTTGCTCACCTATCACGAATGCGTATTAGAAATACGATTTGTGTAGGTGTAAATCCGTTTTCATGTGAATGGAGCGCGATAGCACAAAAATTGTCATCAAAGGGACAACATGTTATAGCTGGAGATTATTCTAATTTTGACGGTTCACTACCTGCTCAACTAGTCTATGCGGCAACTGAAATCATGGCAGATTGGTACGATATTCATTGGGAATACGTTGAAGCACATAAGCGTAATATCGTTGGTGATAATATATTAGGAAAATCAGAATTTCTTATGTATCTTCGTCGATTATATTATGAGTGTGTGCACCATTTACATATTATGAATTTTGAACGAGGTTCACTTATGTATTATGTTCGCAACGGTATACCTTCTGGATGCCCGGTCACTGCACCTTTGAATTCAATTGTCAACTTAATGGCGTTAATTTATTGTTGGTATCATATAATAGATGACCCACTCAAGCGAAATGTTAAAGAGTTTTTTGAACACACCTCGAGTGTTTTTTATGGAGACGACTTCGTAATGAACATCCGAGCAGATGTATTGGAGAAATTCAATCAAATAACGATAACACAAGCTATGAGGGATTATTTAGACATGACAATGACAGATGAAGCCAAAACGGGTGAATGTGTTAAATCTAGGACACTAAAAGAAGTTAATTTTCTCAAACGTGCCTTTCATTATAACACACTTATCCAAGAGTATACTGCACCGTTGGACCTCACAGTTATTTTAGATTCTACGAATTGGTATAAAATCGGTAAATGTTCAGCTGTAATAGTGGCTCGTGACACGCTTAAAGCGTGTTTACGCGAACTAGCTTTACATCCAGAACATATCGATTCACAATATCGTAGTAAAATAACAGATCTAGGTCTTCGCATTACCAATTTAATTCCAGGAGAGTTATTTGTACCTGATACAAGGTATTCAACTCTTCTTGCTATTAAAAATATGGAATGCGAAAATTTAGGTCTGGACTGTGACGCTTAAGATAGTCTAATTAGAAAACCACGTAATTGGGTCAATCCGTTAATACCGGTCTACCAAGCCCTGGAAATTTCTAGTAATCTAATAAGCGCAACACCGTATCTACTCTAAAATCGATATTTGATATCATTAGTCTAATTAACAAACCACGCAACTATGTCAACCCGTTAATACCGGTCCAATAGGCCCTGGAAATTGTTAATAAATGAATATCAAATATCAAACCGTATAATGATAATAGTCTAATTACTAAACCACGCAACTATGTCAATCCGTTAATACCGGTCCAATAGGCCCTGGAAATTAGTAGTAATTATTATTATACGTTCACCCTGCTCATTGGTTTAATTGAGCACTTACATTGCTATGTGATCTTGCATAATAAATGCTGACGTGAAAACGTTATGCACTGCTGTAGCAATTGGTTAGCTATTTAGCTTTACTAATCAAGACGCCATCGTGCAGCCCACAAAAGTCTAGATACGTCGCAGAAGCACATACGCTAGGTCGCGTTGATGCTTCTTATACATGACCTGCAAATATAAACGAAAATGTAACAACCAAAATACAACAACAAATCCTATCTTTCAGCTCCGAAGGTGAGGCCCCGTCGTCGTCTACTGTTCTAGCACCGCTTAAATTGCAAGATCCAATTTTGGATTGTGCAAGAGATGGAAGGACTCATACAGTCAATTCATTTCTTGAGCGGCCTATTAATTTTAGAACGGCTACGTGGAGTAATCAAGCTGCTGGAAGTAGGTTATTTTCTTTTAACTATCCTTCGGATGTGGTGAAGAATTCCATGTATAGCAGAAAATTGCAAAATTTTCTTGGTTTGCGAGCTGATTTAGTTGTTCGCGTTCAAGTTAACGCACAACCATTTCACGCTGGTAGACTAATGTTATCGTGGACTCCTTTTCTTAATTCGTTGGGTGCTAGTAGAAAATATTACTATACCGACCCTACACCATCGTTTTTAACCTGTATCAGTGGTAATCCTCGCGTTGAAATAGATTTATCTACTACGACAGAGGCTACCATGACTATACCTTTCGTGTCCCCTTTTCTGTACTATAATCTGGTGACGGGAACAGGCGATATTGGAACTTTTCAATTAATCGTTTATTCTCCGTTAGTAGATTTGGTGTCAGGAGGGAACATAGACTACACAATATGGGTTAACATGACTAATGTACGTACTGAATTTCCTACTGGTATGCCAACTTCTATCGCTCAAGTGGGAGAAGAGGGTAAACAACAACAGAAGCAAGGGTTTGTCACACGACAGGCGGAAGCTTATTCTACTATTATGGAACCACTCACCAAAATACCCGGTGTGGGCCAACTAATAGGATATGCTAAGTCTGGCGTTGACGCTCTGCATGCTGTTGCTGCAACTCACGGATGGTCAAAGCCACTTAATCCAGCGGATATGCAGCTATTCAAACAAGCTCCTTCTCGTTTTATGTGTAATTCTGACGGTTCGGATATGGCAACTAATTTAGGTTTAACAAGCCAAAATGAAATTGAACATCTTCAATCGCTTTTCCGCACAGATTCCGATGAAATGTCCGTTGATTACGTGGCTAGAACATATAACTACGTAGGAAGATTTGACTGGAGGAAAGGAGATAGTCCTACTACCGTCCTTTATAACCATGTAGTGTCACCCACTGCTTGGTTTGCTAAGATTGGTGTAACTGGACTGTCTATCCCGCATTTATACTTCGCCGCTTCTAACTTTGTGTTATGGCGTGGCGGTATGAATGTAAAACTAAAATTTGTCAAAACAAAGTTCCATTCTGGCCGTATACGCATCATTTACGTACCCGGCTTTTTCGGTGGAATTTTACCCGCTAATTTTGAGACCGACGCTAACTACTCCACTGTGGTAGATATTAGATCTGACACAGATGTAGAATTTAACGTCCCTTACGTGGCCACTGTACCTTGGTTACATATCAACTCCACTCCATGGGTTACTAATTTTAATCAAACTCATGCTTGTGGATCGATTGTAGTCGAGGTTCTCAATGAACTCGTAAATACATCTACTGTATCTGATACTATCGAAGTTATAGTTGAAGTTTGTGCTGCAGAGGATATCGAATTCGCTATCCCTATAGTACCCGCTTTAGCACTTCGTGCACCACCTAACAACGCAAGTAGTAAAGGTGTCCTAGACATCATTACGAGCATGGCGCAAGTAGGAACAGATACAGGTGACACACCGTCAGAGGTAGCTCGTGAAGAACCAACAAGTTTTAACGAGGTACCACTGCAACCAACTACGACAACTTACAACGCATCTATGCTGATGATGGGCGAGAAAGTTACTAGCTTTAGACAGCTTATTAAGAGGTTTTCTGCTATAACACCACCCACTCAAAATAGATACTGGGAATTCAAACAACCTTTTTGGATTAATCCAAATCGGTTTGAAGGATTAACAGGTGAGGGTACGTTTGACATCGATGGTATTTCATGGTT